TATTTACCATTTTGCTCCCGTTCTGTAATCCCTAAATGGATTAACGGGTTAAATGTATTTGCTTAAATCTATTTAGACAAGCAATAGCTCGGCGAGTCGTATATCAAAGAAGCCGCATAGCCTTTCGGAATGAGCTTTGTTGCTAAAATCGGTTGTAATGGGAAGGCTCTTCAAAACCCACTCAGGCTCAATTAGAGCCCCTAAGTCAAACTGGTATATCCCTCTAGGTGTAGAGTTGATATAAAGGGTCTTAGCGCCCGTCCTAGCCCTTATATCGGCCAGATAATCCCACTTCTTCTTCTCAATAAGTAAGCGGTCGTAGTGCGTTCTACGGCATTTGAGCTCGATATAAGAATCGCTAGTAATGCCATCTGCTCGGTCGGTCGCTGATAAGGGCGTCAAGTCTGGGTAAAGCGACTTGAGAGCCTCGAATAACTCGACTTCCCTAAAGTAGATTAGTTATCTTCCTCGCCATCTTCCCAACCAATTTTCTTTATTGGGTCATCGGCTGGCACTATCCAATCAGGGTAAGAGCTACGATCCATAGCAAAGGCCAGAGAAGTGCCTTCGTCCATTCCAGCTCTGCGACAAGCTTTATAAACTTCATTGGCAGCAATAGCCCAAAAGTCAATCTTTGTTAAAGGCGTCTCTTTAGTAGTGCGCTTACGCTTTACTGGCTTCTTACTTACGCGCTTTCGCGTTGCCATTTCTGACCCCTCTCGCTAGGGCCAATTCTAGCTGAGACTCCATTTTATCAAGGCGCGACACTATTGGAATATTCTCCAATTTAATTATGTAGCGAAGCCCAGCAATCAGTAGGGCAATTGATCCTAAGACTGATGCAACTAGGGTTGCTAGTTCAGCTGCAACCATTATCGAACTTTGCCGTAACGCTCGTAGTTAGGGTTAAGCCAGTTAATGATGCTAGGCAAGACTGACACTAGAGCGGCATTTGCAATCGCATTGAGGTCGAATCCTACCGCTAGGTAAGTCGCTAGTGCTGTCGCTAGGAATGTCTTTGCCCAGCTTTCGGCCATCTTTTTTAGGTCGCTCATTCTTGTCTCCTTCTAGGTCAAAATAACTGCTGTCTTTGTCTCCCAAAGTTGTAAAGCTAATATGGAAATGCGAACGATGCGGATTAGGGCCTGAGTATTTACGCCGCTTCCAGCCCAGTATTGGGCTCATAATCTTGCCATCGTAGATAATATATTTGATGCGCTTATCGCCTCTCTTGGCGCACTTACGAATCTTATCAACCAACGCATAAGCTTCTTCCTTATGTGCCGATAGGTCAGAATCAATATCTATAGCTCTAACAATTCCATCGACTGGTATATGGTCAGAATTGCCTTTCGCAATGTGCCGAGCATCAGCAATCCAGCCGTCAGACTTCCTATCGCGATCAGGATAATCATCATCGATTTGCTCCCGTAATTGGACACCAGCTGCACATAATCTCGTCATTATCTTAAGGGATTGTGCTACAGACCAAGAGCCTTTAAGTCTTCGGCTGTAAGGCCTAAAGCAACTAACTTGGCTTCGGCTAATGCTTTGGCTTCTTTTCTTGCCGCATTTTCAATTCTTGATTTCTCAAGCATAGGCTTTAGTTCTTCTAAATCTTTATTAAATTGGTCAATTTCATCAATTGTCATCGGCCTTTCAATTTGTGTGCCATCTGCCAACGCAATTGTTTTCAACATTTTATTTTCCATTACATCTCCTAATTTAAGCCATAAGCTCTAAAATAAGAACCAGTGTTGTTATTAACTGCAAAATCTATTGAGCTCACATTGATATTGGCATTGTAAAAACCATTAGCGGTTAAAGGTTCGCCGTAATCTGGCGAGCCATCACTGCGATTTAGTGAAGAATAAAAAACCACAGGCTTTGCAGATGAATTAGCGTTGTTAATTTCAATCGATGTGACTCCATCATAAGTGCTAGTAAATGGCGATAAAGCAAATGAAGTGCCTGTTGTTGTGCTTGTTGCTTGTATTTGATTACTCGCACTGTCTCTGAAACGATTTGCTTGTATATAATTATTGTAGTTTGTGGCACTTAAATTATTTAACTTAAAATTACCATTAGCGCTGCTTGTTGCTTGGAAATATCCAAAAACCAAATAACGATTATAGCTGCCTAAAGTTATTGAAAATGTTGCGGCGCTAGAACTTACATCGGCTATAAAAGTCCAAGCTGAAGATGGAGTTGCAGCAGCAGGACTAGCCCAGCTTGGAACGCCAGCTGCGACTGTCAAGACTTGGCCAGTTGTTCCAATAGGCAATGCAGTATTTACATTAGAAGTTGCTGATCGATAAGCAAGTGCGCCAGTTGTAGTCTGTGGGTTTAAGTTCTTTGTCGTTGTATCGACTGAGCTTCCCAATGTGCGAATTGCAGCTGCGCCATCCTTGACGAGATCAGTATCGTCAGGAGTGTCCCAGCCGTAATTAGTAGTCGTTGCCATTTAGTCTCCTATGCCACAATTGTAGCGTTATACCATTCCAGTAATGGGTTTATTGTATTCCAACTCTCTACCGCTGGGACTGAGTTCCAACGGAAGGCTTGCAGGCTGAAAGATATAGGCGATAGGTTCATAGTCAGGTCTAGACGATTGAGACCTGCAGTCCAAGTCCAACCCTCGACAAATCCTTGATACTCGCCATCGGTCATATTGGTTGGCAGATTAGTAATATTCAAGGGCATACCCATAAATACATTTAGAAGGCTATCTCGGTCGGCATCATCAATCTCTGTATTGGCCGTAGTAAAGGTTATCTGCCTTAGGGCAAATTGAGGATAAGCGCGGATGAGTAAATAGAAGGCTGCTTGAGCTTCAGCGTCGTGTTGATGCCTAAGGGTGGTAGATATTGTGGTAGCTAGTTGGCCGTAAAGCGATATAGAGGCTGCATCCTCATCAGTTACCGATGCGCTGCCAATGCCATAGCCGACTGTGATTGCGTTGCGGACATCTCCAGCGCGCTTGACTATGGAAAGAGCTGGGCCAATGGCGTGATTGCCATCAAGATCAACATAGCCATTAGTCGCAAGGTATTGGCTTCGGTGTGTTGAATCGGCGTAACCAATTCGGCCTTGGGCATCTTCATATAAATATCCGAGTCCGCTAGAGGCATACCTAGAAGCTAAATTATAAACTGTGTCGTTTAGGCCAGTCTCAGAGTGCAACTCATAATCGCCAGGAGTATCTATCTCTCCTAGTCCGCTATTTTCTGCATTTTGCCATTGAGTCGTTCCGTCATAATCATTCCAAGTCTCGGCAGCTGGCACTTCATTCCATTGGTCAAATAATACGCCGCTAAGTAATTCCTCAATGCGGTCTCCATCAAATTGATGAGCAAAGTTGCCAGTATAAACTGCCCTAGCAAGTCGCGCTAAAGCTCCAACTGCAACAATCCTAATTTGCTGGCTGGTCGCTGTTGATCCTGAAGTCTGGACTGTGATGCCTAAGTCAGTAATAAAGCCGCCAAATAGATTTACATAATCGCCATTAGAGTCTTGGACTTCTATTGTTACCGCGTCATTTACTTCATAGGGAACTGCAGCTTCAGCTGTCTCTATAAGACTGAGATTGCAGTAACCTGCAATTGGCTGTTGATAAATATCGGTGCGACCCGAGGTGATGGTTAAGCCGCTAAGGGTTGCGCTAGTGACTGTGACTCCATCAACCTTAACTCTATAAACTGGATTCCAGATAGTCATAAAACTAGTTGGCTACCACCGCCACCTGTTCTGGCTTGTGTCTGGTTTAATGCCAAGATAACTGCTCTAGTAAATCCTTCCTCATCAATAGCGCTTGGGGCATTAACATTAATAGTGACACCAGCGTTATTTGCCGCAACTGTTCCAGCGACATTAAAATTAGAAGGAATTGCATTACCGCTTGGAACTATTGTTGATGGAGTGCTAACTGCTGAGCCTGATGGAACGCTTGGAGTGGTCGATGGCTTAGGAGCTGGGGGAAGGCTAGGGCTCGGAGCAGTTGCAATCTTTGGAAGTGATGAACTACTTGGAGTGCTAGGAGCTGAGAATGAAGG